ACAAAATAATGGAGCAGTAAATGATCCTGTTATTGATGACACGATTACAGGACAATGTGGAAATGTTTATAAAAGAGATTATGGAATCACTACAGCTGGTTTTGATTTTCCGATAACTCTTACAGTAACAAGAGTTACAGCTGATTCAAATGTAGCTGCTTTACAAAATGATACTTTTTTTGACAGTTTTACAGAAATTCAGGCTGACACTAATGCGTATCTTAACTCTGCTTACACAGCATTAAGATTATCTTCTCAAAGTTTTAGCGGTAGTGTTCCGCAGAGAATGTTTAGAGTTCAAGGTACAAAGGTATCAATTCCTCATAATGCTACCGTTCAAACAAATGGAGCTTTAGCTTATTCAGGCACATTTAATGGAACTTTTAAAACAGACAAAGAATGGACTAATGATCCAGCTTGGATTTTGTATGATCTTTTGACTACAGATAAAGGTTTAGGACAACACATTGATTCTTCAAAAATTGATGTATTTAGTTTTTATTCTGCTTCTGTATATTGTGCTGAAGGTGTTGATGATATGACTGGAACAGGAAATTTAGAGCCAAGATTTGCACTGAATACCGTTATAAGAGGTCAAACTTCTGCTTATAACATTATAAATAAAATTTGTTCTGTGATGAGGGCAACTGCTTATTATACAGCAGGTACTATTGAGCTTGGGCAAGATCGCCCCTCCGATCCAGTGTATTTGTTCAACTTATCTAATGTCACAGAGAATGGTTTTACTTATACAAACGCAAGCGTAAATACTAAATTCAACACTATAAATGTCAAGTATTTTAATACAGATATAAGAGAACCAGATTTTGTTACTGTAACTGATGATGCATTAATTACGAAATATGGAGGAGTTTTTGTTAAAAATATAGAGGCTTTTGGCTGCACTTCTTTTGGACAGGCACGAAGGCTTGGAAAGTGGTTTCTCTACACTCAAAATAATGAAGCAGAGGTTATTTCATTTACAGCCACACTTGAAGCTGGTGTTATCGTAAGGCCAGCAATGAATATTGCTGTAAGTGACCCGATGAGGGCTGGTGTTAGACGTGGTGGAAGGATACAAAGTGCTACAACAACTGCTATTACCGTAGATGATGAAGCTAATACAGATTTGACAAGTGCTAATTCTGCAACTTTATCAGTAATTTTGCCAGATGGATCGTTAGAAACAAAAACCATATCCAGTATTTCTAATAGAACAATTACTGTAAGCTCTGCCTTTTCTGCCGCACCAAATGCAAACAGTGTATGGGTTTTAGAAAATACAACAGTTGAAGCGCAAACTTATAAAGTTATTAGTATTAAAGAGGTTCAAGATTCTTTATATGAAATTAGTGCGCTTATACATAATCCTAATAAATATGCAGAAGTTGAAGATGGTACTTTTGTTGCAAAAAAAAGCACTTCTGTTTTAAATCAGCCTTTATCAGGGCCAGAAAACCTTTCGGCAGCAGAATCTATTGTTGTCATAAATGGTAAATCCGTATCAAAAATTAATTTTAGTTTCAGTGCTGTAAATAACGCAAAAGAATACATAATTCAATATCGTTTTAATAATGGAAATTTCATAACAACTAAAACACAATCTCTTGATTTTGAAATAATGAACTCTGTTTTAGGAACTTATGAGTTCAGAGTGTTTACTGTAAATAGTTTGGATCAATTTAGTGC